ATAACAACAGTATCAGTGATAAACAAAGACATATCTCCCATCATTCAAAAAGCTCAATCCCTTGTTATCATAGACTCAAAGACATTAGAAACAGCATCAGACTTTAGGTCTAAGCTAAAAGCCGAAGAGAAGCGTCTAGAAACAGACCGCTTATCGCTCACAAAGCCCATCAACGAGTCTTTAAAGGCTATCAGGACAAAGTATGCTCCTGCTGAAGATATCATCAGCCAAGCCCTAAATTTGCTCAATGGTAAGATGTCTTCCTATCAGATGGCCTTAATACAGAAGCAACGAGAAGAAGAGAAGAAGATAGCAGATAGAATAGGAGAAGGTAAAGGACATTTTACATTAGAAACAGCAGTAGATAAAATATCAGCTTTAGACACAATAGCAAATCCAAACAAGACATCATTTAGGTCCGACTATGTTCTAGATATTACATCAGAGAAAGACATTCCTAGAGAATACCTTACGATCAACACCTCGCTTATTACCAAAGATTTAAAAGCCGGCAAAAAGGTTAAAGGATGTCAATTAAAAGAAATTTTAACACCAGTGAATAACAAATAAACTTATGAAATCTACCCATAAACAAACCAAAACTACCCATAAATCAGTCAATCTACCCAAGAATTTCGGTAAGATGAAAAAGAAAACATTATTAGAAAACAAGTTTTGGAGTAAAAGGAGTAAAACCAACAAATGATGAAATGAATATTAGAGACTCCGACTGTGGATACTGGTATCAGAAAGGATTAGAATATCAGAAAGGATTATATCAGAAAGGATTAGAATATCAGAAAGGATTATATCAGAAAGGATTAGAATATCAGAAAGGATTATTGGAAAGGATTGAGAAAAATAAATGTATTATTGGTGGTGCCGGTAGAGATAGTGATGATGAATATTTAACCTTTTACTGTAAGTTTTGTAGTAATTCTCTTACAGAGGAGGAAGATGGTAAAAAAGTTTGTCCAAAGTTAGTTTCAATAGAAAGTGAAACAACAAATGCTCAATATTCAGAATTGAAAAAATATGAAAATGTAATAAAAAAACTACATCAAATAGTTATAGAAGATGTGCCACACCAATATCAAGATAGATTACTAGACTTACTCACCTCTTAAACACCTCCCACAGGAAATCGTAGATAGTTGATATTGAGAAAAAGATGTAAACTAATTTACCACCCAGCAAGAGAAATAGTCGCCTCTGCTAAAAGAAATAGAATGATGAAAGAAAAAATAAGAAAACTAGCTGAAGAATTACAAAAAGAGTGGATGAAAAAACATAATGACTGGAAGACACCAGTGTGGGGGTATTTTAGAGATAGGGCAGAAAGAATTTTAGATGGTAGAGAAAAAAGATAAATAAATATACTAACCGCAGTGTAATATCTGCTAAAGAAAATGAAACAACTAAAATATGAAGCAATCGGTTTAATATTAGACCAAGATGAAATTAAAGTTTACGAAAAAGCTCTAACATATATTTTACATAGATTAAAACAACATAAAGGAAGTGGTGCAAGAACTGTCGGTACAGTTGAGTCAGTTGAGAAGTTATTAAGAGAATTAAATAGAAATTTATGATGGAAGAAACCCCTGACGGACAGACATATTTTTGTGAAGCTTGTGAATATGAAGCAAGAATGGACGAAAAAACTGTATTAGATGAAATGGGAATAAAGACAGTTGATGTTACGCCTAAGATGAAACACACTTGTGGACTCAAATCTACACACAGACAATCCAATATCGGTGGAGCTGAATTTCATATGTTTACTCCAAAGATAGAAGAGGTTGACAATCACTTGACAATAGAAACTTTTAGCAAAATGATTTCAACTTATCAAAGTAATACTTCGGTAAAAAAACAGGATTTATTAAATTATTTTATTTCCTCCCTAACCAAAGTTATAGAACAGGAAAGAGAGAGAATCTTAAAAGAAGTTAAGAAGATAAAAACCCGAAAACCTGAAGGAGATTTTATTCACATTGAAGTTTATAGAGATAAAATCATAACCAAGATACAAACAAATGAATAAAGAACATTGGATACAACAAAAGTTAATAGATAACGCCATTAAAGAATGGTCTGAAGAGGGAAGAACCGAAGAGCAGATTTACCCTGTTACAAGCTTCATGACTGGTAGAGGTCTAAAAATGGCAAAGGAAATATTTGATGTAGGAATGTCCGCACAAGAGAGTATAGAAAAAATAACTGAATCTAAACTCAGGCATGATATAAAAGAACATAATAAAATTATTAGAGAAAGACTTAAATATTGTTTAAAACAAAATGAAATGAGTGAATGTAAAAACTGCGGTTTAAACGAAAGTGATGATTTAATAGATGAAAATATATGAAAGAAACAAATGATAAACGCTAAAAAAAAGGGGAATGCTGGTGAAAATGCTTTTAGTAATTGGCTTTTTGAAAATGGTATAAAAGCATATCGTAATGGTTCTTCTGGTGCAGGAATGTATAAGGGAGATATAAATAACTCCCTCGATATTACTTTTGAAATAAAAACAGTTAAAAAACTTAATTTACTGAAAGCGTGGAAACAAGTTCAAAGAGATTCTAGTATTGCACACACTATGCCAGTTCTCGCTATTCATTTTGACGGAATGGGAAATAAACAATGGCTTGTTACAATACATTCAAACGATTTTATAGATTTTCTTAAATATAAACAAAATGCAACTACCAAAATCATTTTATAAATATCAATCAGGAACTCAACAGATAACTGCCGAATCTAGTGAGCAATTTATCTTAAATGAAATTGGAACTGATATAAATGGCGATTCTCTTTTAATAAATATAGAAGGTGGTATGTTTCCTTACAAGAACTTTAGTGATGCCGAAGGAGTATTTAGAGCAAATATGGTTAAGTCTTTATTTATAGAAAGTATTAAAATAATCTCAAAATGGTATTTTATTCCCGCGTTAATCTTATGTGATAAACAAGAAGTTCTAAATGCTTTTAATCGTATAGCTTTTAGAATATCAAGTGAAAAAATACTCAAAGACAGACACTGGAGTAAGTTTGCAAAATCATTTTACTTTGTAATATTTTATTTCCTATATAAAAGTGGCTTCACAGAAGACTCTTGCGATAAGTTTGCAGAGATATTTTGTTATATGATAGACGCAGATAATGCTTATAGATTAAGACTAGAAGACCTATTTTCAGCAAGTTCTATTGAGCAATTAACAGAAAACCCCCGCAAAGAAACAAAAAGATTGATTACTTTATTTCAAGAAAGAGAACAGTGTCCAGTAGTAGCAATTAAGTTTAGTAAATTATCATTTCTACTATCTATATTTTTACTAATTCCAAAGGTAAAAAGGTCGTTTATAGATACATTCAAGAATTGTGATTATGAAAGTTTAAAAAGTGATTCTGGCGACCTTTACTGGCAGGGGATGCGAAACGACTATAATTTTAGCGGTTTGACCTTTGAAGAAAGACAGAATCGTGCTATAATGGAGGGACTAAAATATCCTCAACAAATAAAAATTATGAAGAAAAAAATCACAGAAGAACAAATACAAATAGTGATGAACGCTCTACAAAAAGCAAATGTAGGAATACAAGATTATGTAGCAATACAAACAATGTTTCAGAACTTAGAAGGAGAATTGCCTAAAATACCAGATGTAATAATTAAACCCGAAGAAAAATGAGTATTGATGAGCATGATAAACAAATAGGTGATTGTTTTCTTGCTAAAGATGATGAGGAGGCAAAATTGATTTTAAAGGATTTAATTGAAAAGCAAATTGTTTCACCAAATACAAAATTGAAATTGAAATCAAAATTATCGTGGGAAAAGAAAATGCAATATACAAAGATAGGGTTAATGATAGTAGGATTAATAATGTTTGGTATATTCTTACTAAAATGATAGAAGAACTTGAAAAATTACAACCAAAATGGAAACTAAAGAGGAAAAACCTGCTATCAGGGAAAATACAGGAAGAAACGAAGATGGAACATTTCAAAAAGGAGTGAGTGGTAATCCTTCAGGTCGCCCAAAAGGAACAATGAAAGATTATCTGCGAAGAAAATTTATGGAAATGGAAGATGACCAAAAAGAAGAATTTTTAAAAAAGGTTTCTCCTGAAATGCAGATAAGATTAGCCGAAGGGAATCCAAAGCAAGACACCGATTTGACAACAGGAGGAGAGAAAATACAACCAGTCCTAGTTAGATTTATTGATAAAGAGAATGGATAATATAATTGATATTCCTGTTGAGTTTAAACAATTATTTGATGATAATTGGAGGGAAGCTGCCGTTTATGGTGGAAGATACTCTCTAAAATCACACACAGTTGCAAGATACTTACTGATTAAAGCAAGAGAATCAAAGAAACGAATTGGTTGTTTTAGAGAGTTTCAAAACTCAATAGCCGAATCTTCTCATCAACTACTATCAGACCTTATTAAACAATATGGATTGGAGGATTTTAAGATTACAGACAATTCTATTATAAATACAATCAATGGCTCTGATTTCTTATTTAAAGGTTTATGGCAAAATGAACAGAGTATTAAATCTATTGAAGGTATTGATATTGGTTGGGTTGAAGAAGCTCAAACAGTTTCCGAAAAAAGTATTGAGATACTTACACCAACGATTAGAAAAGAAAACTCAAAGATTATTTATACTTACAATCGCGAAGATGAGGATGACCCTATACACCAAAGATTAGTATTGGAAGGAAGACCGAATACACTCATTATAAATACAACTTATGAAATAGCTCTAAAATATGGTTATCTACCTAAAGATATCTTATTAGAAATTGAGGATGATAAAAAAAGGAGACCAAATCTTTTTAAATATAAATGGTTAGGAGAACCCAATAAACAGATAGAATCAAAAATATATAAAGACTGGGCTATCATTGATGAGATACCACACGAAGCTAAACTAGAAAGATATGGGCTTGATTACGGATATACAAACGACCCGACAGCAATAGTTGCGATTTACAGATATAACAACGCTTTCATAGTTGATGAGATTACATATCAGAAAGGTTTAAGTAATAAACAGATAGCAGATATATTTAGTAACCAACCACAAGCACTTGTGATACCTGATAGTGCAGAACCAAAGAGTAATGATGAGTTAGTAAGTTATGGAGTGAATATCTTACCAGCAGTAAAAGGACAAGGAAGTGTTTTACAAGGAATACAGTTTGTTCAAGACCAGAAGATAAGTGTAACAAAAAGGTCAGTGAATATTATAAGAGAATATCGCAACTATTTGTGGATGGTAGATAAGAATGGTAAAGTATTAAACGAACCCGAACATCAATTTTCTCACAGCATGGACAGCATTAGATACGGAATACAAACTTTAAATAATGATGGTGGAGTATTCAAAGAACAAAAGAATCAATTTCTAATAACTAGAAATAGACAAATAGAAAATTCAACTCGTTAGGTTGTTTTATAAAAGTGTAGTATAATTATAAGTAATATTATTAAGTAATGAAATAAGGGGGGAACAAAATAAATGGCGACAATATATAATAACCTTAATAGCTCATCAGGTTATGGAAGCATTAGACCAGCAGGAGGAACATCTATTTGTAATATAAGTTCGGGAACAGCTTTAGTAAAAACTGGCAATGGTTTTATAAGAGGTATTACTGTTAATTCAAGTGTAGCTTTTATAGCAGACATTTATGATGGAACTTCTGTCACAGGAAATTTGATGCACTCATCACTTTCTTTTTCTGCTGGAACAAATAATGATATGCAAGGTGAAATGTTTACAACTGGATTATTCGTAAATGTAACTAGTGGAATAGCAACTATCAGATTTAACTAATAACAAAATATGTCCAAAGAATTAACATCGGGAAATGACATATTTGCACTGGTAAGTTCAATGGAAGAAAAATTCATTGATGGAACTATCCATCCCTCAAAGTATGTATCTCAGAAACCTAGTGAAGATATTAACACGATAGAAGCATATCTTAATTCAAAACATACATCAAGTAGCACAGATGCACTAGGAAGAGAAAAACCTTTCTATAATATCAGTATTATTGCAAGAAATGTCACCTTCCGAGCAACCGACTTAGACAGGAAAGATGTCAGGGTAAAAGCACCAATAGCAAGAGCAGTTTTACCAGCTTTCATAGCAACTCTTAAACTCCAAGAATGGATGAGAAAATCCGACTTTGGTAAGTTTTTGAATGATTGGGGGATTACACTAGCAGGTTATAACGAAGCAGTAGTAAAGTTTGTAGAAAAAGACGGAGAACTATTTAAAATGGTAATCCCCTGGAATAAACTTATCTTTGATTCAATAGACTTTAACAACAACCCTGTTATTGAAGTTTTAGAGTTTACACCAGCACAGTTGAAGATGAATAAGAACTATGACCAAGATATGGTTGCTAAACTTATTGAAGCTACTACAACAAGAAAAGGAAACACACGACAACAGAAAGATAACAAATCAAATTACATCAGACTTTATGAAGTTCATGGACTTATGCCTTTATCTTATATTACGAATAACACAGATGATGCAGATGAGTATGTTCAACAGATGCACATAATTTCATTCGTGAGAAGTGAAGAAGGTTATACTTTATATTCAGGTAGAGAAGCAAAGAGTCCTTATATGCTTACAGCTTTATTCCCTGAAGTAGATGGTTCAGTAGGATTCAATGGCTCAGTAAAGAACTTATTTGATGCACAATGGATGGTAAATGATTCAGTAAAGTTGATAAAAGACCAATTAGCATTGGCTTCTAAACTTGTTTTTCAAACATCAGACCAAAACTTTTTATCACAGAATGTATTAACCGATATGGAACAAGGAAAAATTCTTGTATATGCACAGAATCAACCACTTACACAGTTAGCAAATAACGCACACGACATCACTTCAATTCAGAACTATCAGACAATGTGGCGACAGAACGCACAAGAGATAGACTCAACCCCTGATATTGAAATGGGTAAGAACTTTGCTTCTGGCACAGCTTATAGACAAGCTATGATAGTAGAGAGAAAGTCCAACTCTAACTTTGAGATAATGACCGAGAACAAAGGTTTCTTCCTAGATAGAATGATGTCAGAATATGTCTTGCCTTACTTGAAGAAAACCGAACTAAATAACAAAGACGAGATAGTTGGAACTCTTGAAGATGCAGGTGTAAAACAGATAGACGCTAAATACATTAAAAACGAAGCAACAAAGAAAACTAATCAACAACTTATAGATAAGGTGCTAAATGGTGAAGAAGTAACCCCTGAGACGCAAAATGGCTTAATGGAAGCCAATACAAAGACGATTAAAGATGGACTAAACGAACTTGGAACAAAGAGATTTTATAAGCCAAGTGAAATAGGAGAAAAGACTTGGAAAGAAATCTTTAAGGACTTGGAATGGGAAACTTTCACAGATTGCACAGATGAGCAATATGATACACAAGCAGTCCTTACAACCCTTTCAGAAGCGTTCCAAACAGTAGCAAAGATGGGTGGAAGACCTATGACACCGCAAGAATCATTCCTATTTAACGAGATACTTAAAACAAGTTCAATAGTCAGTCCAATTCAGTTTGAAGGTATAGAACAACCACAACAACTTGCAACCCCTAATGGTGGGGCTAGTGTCGGTGCAAGTTTACCAGTTAATCAACAATAAAATGAAAAAGAAAACAGTTTCAAAGAAAACATTTATACCTGAATCAATTTCAAGAGTTGTAAGGGTAAGAAGTGCAAAGAAACTCTTAATAAGTTTAAAAAAATAATATGCCTAGAGTAAAAAGAAAAACAGATAAAGAAGTCATCAAAGAGATTGAGGTTGCAAAAGATTTTAATCTTGATGGAGAGGTTGTTAAAAATGGGTTAGTAGGAACATCAGATGAACTTGCAATACTTGACACCGACAATGAAGAACAGAAAAAACTAAAAACAGTTTTTGCAGGATTCAGATTACAAAATCCTATACTATGGAAAAGAGATAAAGAAATTTATTTAAATCAAATTAAAAACAATGGTGGAACAAAATAAACAATATACATTTCTCTCTGAAAAAGAGATGAACTTAATCAAAGATACTTGGTCTGGTGACGAAATAATCATCAGAGCTTTTATGAAGTTCTTATTACAGTTACCTCTTAAAAAGGAAGAGAAGTTAGGACTTGAGAAGTTATCAAAAGAAAAGGAAATACTTTACGTTTTGAGAAAGATGATATTGCCAACATTTGAATATATGGATGTTCCTATGGAAGCAATGGATATGAGAATGACAGGTGATTATTTAACTAAGACTCCAGCAGAATCATTACCTTTCTTACAAAGTAAAGAGTTGTTCATAAATTATCTTGAGCAACAGTTACTTCTTTTGGAAGAAAACATTATGTCTAATGATGGAAAAATCCGATTAAGTGATATGACAATTCCTGATGAGGATGATTATGATATTTGGTATGTAAATACAATAACAAGAACATCTTTAATAAATTACCTTAAAAAGAAGATAGCTGTATTAGAAAACTTTGCAGGACAACATACAGAAACATTAGAAGAAAAAATACAAAATATTCAAAAGAATAGTAGTAAATAAAAGTTCGTGTTATAATTATTAGAAATATTGGGTGTAAGAAAAACATCCTTAACAAAAATCTTATGGAAGAAAACAATGTTGTAGCGGATACAACTGAAACAACCGCAGAGGAAGTAGTACTTGAAACTACAGAGGAAACAACAGAACCTCAAGAAACTGTTGAAGATTTGAAGGAAAAGTTAGCAAAAGCTAATGAAGTAGCTCAAAATCAGAAGGTTAGAGCAGAAAAAGCCGAGAAATTGGCTAAAAATGCTCAAAGGGTTGAAACACCTAACTTATCAACCAAAGATGCAATAGCATTAATGGATGCTAAAGTAAAAGAAGAAGAAGACATAGACGAGGTAGAAAATTGGGCTAAATATAAAGGTATCTCAATAGCCCAAGCTCTTAAATCAGATGAACTCAAAGCAGTTCTAAATATAAAGAGAGAAAAGAGAGGTACAGCACAAGCAACAAATACAGGTTCAGCAAGACATTCACCATCTAATCTAACTCCTGAACAAATCTTCCAAAAAGCAAAAAGAAGTGGAGAAGTTCCCGAATCAGATGAAGATATGAAGAAACTTGTAAATGCTGTGATTGATGCTCGTAGAAGTCATAAATAAAAATTGGTGGGGATTATCCAAATAATCCACGAATCAAAATAACTTTAGTAATAATGATTCGTTTAATTTTATTACGACAACAGGAACAAATACTATCGCAACATCCTCACTAAGAAATAAATTTAGATTGAGTGTGTTAGATTCAGTATTGACAACAGCATTAGTAGCAGAGAAGATATGTATGGTGGATAGAACAGAATTATACACAATTCAATCTCCATATATTACAGACCCAACGACAACAGTTTCAGGACTCACAGGAACATACGCAATAGATGATTACACAATAACTCTTTCAACTCTTACAGTCGCTGAAGAGTTTAAAGTAGCTAACCATGTATACCAGTTTGAACAACTTATCAATAACTTTGACCTATTTTCAGACTTGGCACTCGCACAAGCTCGTTCAATAGCAATTTCAGTAGATAAGTTTGTCTTGAACTCAATAGGAACGGATGGTACAGGTTCATATACAACTCCAGTAGGAGGTTTTACAACTTCAGGAAACTTGCAAACAATTTTGGGGGCTTTGGTTTCCAAAGTAGCAGGTTATCAAGATACAATGAATGGTATGTATCTCGTAGTTGAGAACACAGACATCGCAGGTATGCTTCCAGCACAAGGAGCAGCAGGTTTCTCATTTTCAGATGCAGCATTAAATAACGGATTCTTGACATCAATGTTTGGTATTGATATTTATGTGGTTAGAACTGGTACATTCGTAACAGAAACAATAGGAACTAAATCGGTTACTATGAGTGGTTGCAGATTGTTCGGTTTAAAGAATCTATGTACTTATGCAGCGCCAAGAGGAATAGAAGTAACCGAGAAAGAAACATCAGGAGCAACAGGTAAAGAAATCGCCACCTATTGTTTGGCAGCAGCAAAAGTTTGGGCTGCAAAAGCAGATGCAACAGTAAAAATAACATTAGCGTAGTTTTATCCTCCCTTTTTGGGGGGATTGGTGGTGAGTTTTTATTTTAATCCCCACCGATTTCTAGAAACTTGCTACCTATTCCCCCCGAAAGTTTAATAACTTAACTTAAAAAATATGGCAGAAGCAACAAATGGTCAAACTGCAGGATTAAGAGGAAATACACCCTCTTTTGAATACATCACGACCAAAACTCCAGTTGTCTCGGGAGTTACAGCAGCTAGAAAAATAAACGAAACAGAAAGTGGTAGTATAATTTTACTTGATAATGCAGGAGTTAGAAATACATTTACACTTCCAGTAGCAATTCCAGGTACTAATTATACTTTCATAACGAATATTGGAACAAATACAGCATCTATTATAACCAACATTACTTCAAGTTCTCCTATTATTGTGGGAGCTTTGAATCTAACAGCAAATGGAGTAACAGGTTCTATGTTTATTTCAAATTCAGCTTCAGGATATGACACACTTACATTCAACGGCACAACGACAGGAGGATTGCAAGGTTCAAAATTCAAAGTAACAGCTCTTTCAACAAACACTTGGTTTATTGAAGGAACTCTGGTGGGTTCGGGAACATTAGCAACACCTTTTTCAAAGGCATACTAATTGAATGTTATCTTATCTCATCAAACCACCTTTGGTGAGATAGATATAATATTTAATAACATAACAAAATAAAACCAATGTCAATCACATTTACAAATATCTTGAACAAGGTTCACCGAGCAACAGGCACAGTAGATGCAACTTATACCGCAGCGAATATTGCAATAGATGTCAATATCGCTCAAGATGAAGTATGGGCAGAAGCACTTAAAAATAATGGTTGGAATGTAGATGACTTTAATCAAACTGATTATCCTATAATTACCACTAATCTAGTATCAGGGCAAAGAGATTACACTTTTGTTACAGATGAAACAAGTAACCGAATACTTGATATTTATAAAGTTCAAGTAATGGATAAAAATGGAGTTTATCACGATTTAGAACCAGTAGACCAACAGGGAAATACGGCACTTTCAACTATGACTGACGGAGGAACTACATCAGGACTTCCCTCAACTTATGACCTTACAGGAAATGGAATATTCTTAGATGTCATTCCTTTAACTGCAAATGTTACCCTGACAAATGGACTTCGTGTTTTTATAGACAGAGAACCAACTTATTTTACATCATCAGATACTACAAAAGTTTCAGGTATAGACCCTCTATGTCAAGATTACCTATATCTAAAGCCCTCTTATGAATGGTGCAGAGACCACGATTACCCTCGTTCAGAAAAACTATACAGAGACTTACAAGTAAGTATGAAAAAGATTCAAGGGCGTTATGGTGTAAGAGAAAAGAATAAACTTCCTAGACTTCAACCTCTATATCAAAATAATAAATGACATTTCTTGAAGTTTCGTAATAACACTAAAAGAAATGCCAGAAATAGATTTACAAAAAATTGACCAAGCAACAAAAAATAAATATCAGATAGCTGATAATAGTTTTAGTTTTAATCCAAAGAGAAATAATTTTGGACAATTTGTTAAGGGAAATATCCCATTTGATAGAACTGGTATTTTGCATACCGAAGAGTCTAAAAATAAAATGAAGTTGAAAAGAGTTGGAAGAGTTCCAAATAAACCGAAAGAAATGTTAGGAAAAAAATTTAATAGATTACTTGTTATAAAACAATCAGGTAAGGTTGGTAGTCAATTTTCTTGGCTTTGTAAGTGTGATTGTGGAAAAGAAAAAACTGTTCCAGGTTGGAGTTTGAGGAAAGGAATATCAAAATCGTGTGGTTGTTTATTGAAAGAAAATCTCATTAAAAGAAACAAAGAACATTCTGGAATTAAGAGTTTCTCTTTTGGTAAGAAGGGATTTTTTGCAGGAAAAAAACGACCAGAACATAGTAAAAGAATGAATGGAAATACTAACCCAAATTGGAAAGGCGGTATAACACCAGAAAATCGTAAGTTGAGGAATAGCGATGAAGCTAAGTTGTGGCGATTAGGAGTGTTTGAAAGGGATAAATTTACTTGTCAAAAAACAAAAAAGGTTGGCGGTAAATTAGTAGTCCATCATATAAACAATTTTGCAGATTTTCCCGAACTTCGTTTTGCTATAGATAATGGAATAACCTTTTCCGAAAAAGCACATAGAGAATTTCATCATAAATATGGAAAGAGGAACAACAATCGTGAGCAACTAATAGAATTTTTATGTCAGATATAAACATCACAAAATTACCCAAAGATATTACCGATAAATACACCATAAAAAATGATGCCTTTGTTCAAGTTGCAAAAGATAACCCGAAGGATTTACTGGTAGCCGAGATTGGAGACACGAAAGACGCAACAAAGTTCCAACCACAGATGAAGATTTGTAGATGGGGAGATACGCCAGATGATAATGAAGCGAATGTCAGTATCAGATTGGTCCACAATGAAAAGACTCCCGAAGTAATTGCTGAAGATGGAAAGATAAAATGGAAAGGCAAAGATATTGAGGCACATTTTTATGACTTCACAAATGAAGAACATCCCGAAGGTGCGAGTGAATTTGAAGTTGTCCTAAAGGAAAAACCTAAAACAAATGTAGTTGAGTTTTCTGTTGTGGATAAAGATGTATCATATTTTTATCAGCCAGAACTTACCCAAGAAGAAATTGCCGAAGGTGCTTCAAGACCAGAAAATGTCGTAGGAAGCTATGCAATTTATGCCAAAACTCCAAAGACAAATTGGACAGGTGGGAAGGAATACAAATGCGGAAAAGTCGGACATATATACCGCCCTAAAATAATTGACTCCGCAGGCACAGAAGTCTGGGGAGATTTACATATTGAAAATGGAATACTCTCGGTAACTATTCCACAATCTTTTCTTGATACTGCTCAATATCCAGTCAGACACGCAGCGGGGTTGACTTTTGGGTATACAACAAATGGTGAAAGTAATAACTGGTTTTTTTATTATTCATCGAGCGCACAAGGTGCAAGCATACTTGGTTCTGTTTTTTCGTTTTCATCAGGTGGAAATGTCACTTCTATTACTGCTTGGATAGGATGCTGGATAGCCGCCGACGGAAAAGCAAAATTTGGTATTTATAATAGTAGTTTTGCTTTGATAGTTGAATCTCCCTTTAAAACTTTGACTACGGGGGGGTGGATATATTACGAACATTCCATAGATTTAACTACACCACAGACGCTTGCAGGGACAGCATCTTATTGGTTAATGGCTTTAGGACGAAGAACTGGAGAGGTGGAGAATATGACCATTAGAATGAAGTATGATGCGGGAGATGCGAATCAGGGTATTGCTGGCTATGAGAATTATACCACTGATGTCTTTATCACTCCCTTTACTGATATTCACTATACAACCAACAAATACTCCATCTACGCCACCTATACAGCAGCGGGTTCAGCTTCATCTTCTATATCCTCCTCTCCTTCATCATCGGTATCACTATCATCATCTCCATCTAGTTCGCCATCTTCTTCACCATCCTCAAGTCCATCTTCCTCAAAATCAGCATCTATTTCCTCATCAATTTCAAGCTCTCCAAGTTCATCAATTTCGCCTAGTTCTAGTATCTCAAGTTCAAAAAGCTCTTCTGTTTCAAGTTCAGTCTCTCCTAGTAGTAGTATTTCATCATCTCCAAGTTCTAGTGTAAGTAGTTCTGTCAGTCCAAGTTCATCTTTGTCAAGCTCGGTATCTTC